AAGAATCTGGAAGTGGGGGATTTACTTGTATCGTTGAAGGATGCAACCGACCCTCAAGAGCTAAAACAAAAGCTGGAAAGTGCGGCCCCTGTCAATCAACAGCAAACTACCACAAAAAAAATCCTGACGCCCCATACCGACCTCTTGGACACCACGGCAAGTGGAAGGAAAAGTCTTGCTCCGAGCCGGGATGTGACAAGCCAATTGTTTGCCAAGGACTCTGTAACATCCATTATTCAAAGAATTATTGGGCTTCTGGTAAAGGCAGGCAGTCCCCGGAAAAGCGCAGAGAGCACCGTATTAAAAGTCGCTATGGAATCACTGCGGAACAGTACGATTCAATGGTTGCAGAGCGCGACAACAGGTGTGATATATGCCATCAGCCACCAACAGACAAAAATACTCGCGCCCACTGGAACAATAAACTGTGCATTGACCACTGCCACGATACCGGCAGGGTTAGAGGGCTTCTCTGCAATGACTGCAACCTCGCAGTTGGGTATGCAAAAACCGCAGAAATCGCAGAGTCAGTTGCATCTTATATCAGACTTCACGACAGACCCGATAGCGACGATAACGCCTGACGGAAAAGAAGAAGTTTTTGACGTAGAGATTGACCGCACCGAAAACTTTATTGCAAACGGTGTGGTCAGCCACAACACAAGATGGTCTAAGAAGGACTTAAGTGGAAGGATCATGCAAAGCGCCCTTGAAAGGGATGGTGAAAAGTGGGAATTGATTGAATTCCCCGCGATTCTTCCCTCTGGCAATCCTTTATGGCCTGAGTTTTGGAGTCTTGAAGAGCTATCTGCGCTAAGAGATGAATTGCCGGCTGGGAAGTGGAATGCGCAGTACCAACAGACGCCTACAGCAGAGGAAGGCGCGATTATTAAGAGGGAATGGTGGCAAATATGGGACAAAGAAGACCCGCCCCCGTGCGATATTATCTTACAATCGTGGGATACGGCATTTGAAGCCAAGACACGCTCTGACTATTCGGCTTGCACGACGTGGGGAGTGTTTCATAAAGACGAGAATCCTGACGACGCGCATATTATTCTGTTAGATGCTTTTAAGAAGAGAATGGAGTTTCCAGAGTTAAAGCAAAAGGCTTTAGATTACAGAGAAGAGTGGAGTCCTGATATTGTGATTATTGAAAAGAAGGCGTCTGGTGCGCCTCTGATCTATGAATTACGCAGTATGGGGCTTGCGATCGACGAATTTACGCCTACAAAAGGCAATGACAAAGTTGTCAGATTGAATGCAGTCTCTGATTTATTTGCGTCTGGAAAGGTATGGGCGCCGCCTACAAGATGGGCAGATGAGGTGATTGAGGAAGTCGCATCCTTCCCTTATGCGCCAAACGATGACTATACTGATACTGTTTCATTGGCTTTATCGAGATTTAGGCGCGGTGGAATGGTTAGAGCTAGGCTGGATGAAGAAGACGAACCCAGAACATTTAGGCGTCGCGGCGCTTACTACTAAGGACTATCATGGCGATTGAAAAAAGCTTGTACGCGGCACCGATGGGTATCGAAGAAGATGCCGCTGGCTCCCCCGACGGCATTGAGGCGTTGGAAATTGAGATTGTTAACCCAGATATTGTGACACTCGATGATGGTAGCGTAGAGATTACGCTCATCCCAGAGAAAGAAATTGACGATGACTTTAACGCAAACCTTGCCGACGAGATGGACGAGGGTGAGCTAGATGAGTTGGCTTCTGATCTTTTAGGTCTAGTGGACTCTGACGTCGGTAGCCGCAAAGACTGGGCTGATGCTTATGTGAAAGGCTTAGATGTGCTTGGCTTTAAATACGAAGAGCGTACAGAACCTTGGCAAGACGCGTGTGGCGTGTACTCGACTGTGCTTGCAGAAGCTGCGATTCGCTTCCAAGCAGAAGCTATGTCAGAGACGTTCCCTGCGGCTGGACCTGTTAAGACCCAAATTATCGGCAAGCTGACAAAAGAGAAAGAAGAAGCCGCTAGTCGTGTGCAAGCTGATATGAACTATCAGTTAACAGAGCGCATGATTGAGTACCGCCCTGAACATGAACGCGCACTTTATTCTCTAGGACTTGCCGGCTCAGCGTTTAAAAAAGTCTACTACGATCCAAACCTTGCCCGTCAAGTGTCTATCTATATTCCAGCAGAAGATGTGATTGTGCCTTACGGCGCCTCCCATATTGAGAGCGCGGAGCGTGTGACACACATCATGCGCAAGACAAAGAATGAGATTAAAAAGCTACAAGCTAACGGCTTCTACCGTGATGTGGATTTAGGTGAACCCGTTACATTCCATACCGACATTGAAGAACGTAAAGCAGAAGAGGGCGGGTTTACCCTAAGTGATGACGATCGGTATTCTTTGTGTGAAATGCACATAGACTACGTTATGCCCGGCATTGACGACGAAGATGATATTGCGGTTCCGTATGTAGTGACGATTGACCGTGGCAGTTCAACAATTCTGGCTATCCGTCGCAATTGGAATCCAGACGATGAGCTAAAACTCAAGCGCCAGCACTTTGTCCATTACGTGTATGTACCGGGCTTTGGGTTCTATGGCATGGGGTTGATCCATATCATCGGCGGATATGCTCGTGCGGGTACTTCTATCATTCGTCAGTTAGTCGATGCTGGAACTTTGGCCAACTTGCCCGGCGGTTTAAAGTCCCGTGGCTTAAGAGTTAAAGGTGACGATACACCGATCGCACCGGGCGAGTTTAGAGATGTAGACGTACCAAGCGGTAGCATCAAAGACAACATCATGACGCTGCCGTACAAAGAGCCGAGCCAAGTGTTGTTTATGTTGTTGGAGCAAATCACAAATGAAGGCCGTCGTTTAGGCGCCATTAGTGACATGAACATCTCTGACATGAGTGCGAACGCCCCTGTGGGCACGACTCTGGCCTTATTAGAGCGCACACTTAAACCTATGGCGGCTGTGCAGTCTCGTGTTCACTATGCGATGAAGCAAGAGTTCAAGCTTCTGAAAAGTATCATTGCAGACTACGCTCCAACCGAGTATGACTATGAACCTGATAAGGGCGAGATCCGCGCTCGACAACAAGACTATGAGCTAGTTGAAGTCATTCCGGTTAGTGACCCCAATAGCAGCACAATGGCTCAGCGCGTGGTTCAGTATCAAGCCGTGCTTCAAATGGCGCAACAAGCCCCTCAGATTTATGACTTACCTCAGTTACACCGGCAGATGATTGACGTACTTGGGATTAAGAATGCTGAGAAATTGGTACCCAATACAGAAGAGCAGAAGCCCAAAGATCCTGTATCTGAGAACATGGCGGTGCTTATCGGCAAACCAGTCAAAGCGTTTATTTACCAAGATCAAGACGCTCATATTGCAACGCACCAAGCCTTCATGCAAGATCCAATGATTGCGCAAACGATAGGGCAAAACCCTATGGCTCAGCAGTTAATGGCTTCACTTCAGGCGCACATTGCAGAACACTTGGCGTTTAAGTATCGCAAGCAGATTGAAGAAAGACTCGGCGCACCACTTCCGCCTCCTGACGCAGAATTACCAGAGGAAATTGAAGTCCAGCTTGCGGGGCTTGTTGCTCAGGCAGGAGCGCAGTTAACCGAAATGAACAAACAGCAGGCCGCACAACAACAGGCGCAACAACAGCAGCAAGACCCAATGTTCCAGTTGCAGCAGGCTGAAGTAAAGATTAAGGAATCCGACGTCCAACGCAAGGCTCAAAAAGACCAAGCCGACGTTCAGATTGCCCAGCAGAAACTTGAACTTGAAAAAGTGAAGGTGTCAGTAGAAGCACAGAAGGAACAAACGCGAGTTTCCTCGCAGCAAACGCAAGCCGAGCAGAGAGCCAAAATGGAGTTACTAAAAGCCGCTATGGCTCAGAGCAAGGGTAAACCCGGAGTTTAATAATGGCAAAAACCGTCTTTGACGTGCTAGATGAAAAGTATGACGAGCATATACGCTCTGCTAAGGAGTTACTTGCTGATGGGGGTTGTAAAGACTTTTCCCATTACAGGAACCTTTGCGGCTTCATTCAAGGTCTGAATGTCGCAAAACGTGAGTTAGGAGACCTTATGCGCAACTTTATGGATGAAGACAATGACTGAACAAGTCGCAGTATCTGACGAAGAAATGGAACAACAAATCCCTAAGCCTGTTGGATACCGAGTGCTAATCGCCCTCCCAACGGTTGAGGAAAAGTACGAATCAGGGATTGTAAAAGCTGACCGCACTCTGAATGAAGAGCGAATCCTGTCTACGATGGGCATTGTTCTTGATATGGGCGCCGAAGCTTATAGCGATAAAGAGCGTTTCCCTAACGGCCCGTGGTGCAAGATTGGTGACTTTGTAATGTTCCGTCCCAACTCCGGCACTCGCTTTAAAGTCAACGGTCAAGAATTGCGTCTTCTTAATGACGACTCTATCGAGGCCGTGGTGCCAGATCCAAAAGGTGTAACCCGCGCAACATAACCCACGCTTAGCGTGTGCAAGGAGTAGAAGATGGAAAAAGTAGAATTTACTTTTCCTGATCCAGATCAGGAATTTAAACTAGAAGTAGAAGGGCGAGATTCAGAAAAACCTGAAGAGGAAAAGCCGGCTAAGAAAGCGCGGGCAGAATCCGAAGAGGTTGAGATTGAAGTCGTTGACGATACGCCTAAAAACGATCGCAACCGCAAACCCTCAGAACCCCCAGAAGACATTACCGACGACGAACTAGAGGATTACTCTGAGAAGGTTCGCAAACGTCTTCAGCACTTTAGTAAAGGCTATCACGATGAACGTCGCGCAAAAGAGACAGCTTTCCGTGAAAAGGAAGAGGCTCTACGCATTGCACAACAGCTGGTAGAAGAGAACAGTAAGCTTAAAGGCACGGTAGGTAAAAACCAAGAGATTTTGCTTGACCAAGCCAAGAGAGCCACGAATGCCGAGCTTGCGCAGGCGAAGGTGCGGTATAAGCAGGCGTATGAATCCGGCGACTCCGATGCGGTATTGGAAGCGCAAGAAGCGTTAACTGCGGCAAAGATTAAAGCTGACCGGCTAAGTAATTTCAAATTACCTCCTGTACAACAAGAGGAAAAAGTAGTACAACAACAACAAATCGCTCAAGCACCGCCTGCTGACGACAAAGCTGTGAGATGGCAACAAAACAACTCATGGTTCGGATCAGACGATGAAATGACAAGTTTCGCGCTTGGGTTGCATCAGAAATTAGTAAAACAGGGTGTAGACCCTAGAGGTGATGAGTACTACGAGAAGATTAATTCCCGTATGCGACAGGTGTTCCCAGAGGAATTTTCCTTTGAAGAATCCGAACAAGTGGAAGATAAGCCTCGCAAAAAGGCAAATGTAGTCGCCCCTGCAACGCGCAGCACTGCGCCCAAAAAGATCGTGCTGACACAAACGCAGGTTGCCATTGCAAAACGGCTTGGAGTACCGCTTGAACTATACGCCCAAAAGGTTGCTGAAGAGATGAGGAAATAATCATGGCTGAAAACCGCTTAAATCGTGAACTGGAAACCCGTGAAAAAACTACCCGTAAGCGTTCGTGGGTACGGCCTGAAACATTGCCAAGCCCGCTGCCACAAGACGGCTGGAGTTTCCATTGGGTACGAGTATCGACGCGTGGTGAAGCAGACGCGATGAACTTTTCTTCTAAACTTCGTGAAGGTTGGGAACCATGTAAGGCAGTAGATCACCCCGAGATTCATTTGATGCACGTCGAAAGCGACCGCTTCAAGGACAATATCGTGATTGGTGGTTTGATGCTTTGTAAGGCCCCGTCCGAAATGGTTGCGGAGCGGAACGAGCATTATCAAGCTCAGACCGATTCTCAAATGCGTTCGGTAGATCACAGTTTCATGCGCGAAAATGACCCACGTATGCCGCTATTCAATGAGCGAAAAACAAAGGTTACTTTCGGAAAAGGTAATTAATCTTAGGAGTTAACAATGGCTTATCCTACTGTAAGCGCCCCCTATGGCTTGAAGCCGATCAATTTGATCGGTGGACAGGTCTTTGCGGGTTCTACGCGCAAAATGCGCATCGCAAGTGGTTATGACACCACTATTGGCTACGGCGACCTATTGGTCAAAGTGAGCGACGGCACCGTGGCGCGTTCTGCTGCCACTACCGCTAAACCCACCGGCGGCTTCGCTGGCGTATTCCTTGGTTGTGAATACATCAACCCGAGCACAGGGCAGCTACTGTTTAGCCAGTACTTTCCCGCCAATACGACTGTAACAAGTGGCTTTATCACGGCTTTTGTTTGTGATGATCCAGATGCTTTGTTTCAAGTTGCTGTCGTTTCAGGCACAACTGTTGTGACTGGCGTTCAATACACCTCGGTTGGCGAAAATGCTACTTTGGTTAATAACGCTGCATTGGCATCAACAGGTAACTCACAAGTTGCGCTGCTTGCTACAACCGCTACGACTGATACGTTGCCAATTCGCATTGTTGATGTTGTTCCTGCTACCGCTTTTGTTTCTGGCGGCAACACGTTCTTTCCGGAAGTGATCGTCAAGCTCAACTTCGGTATGCACGCCTACGACACCGCCATCGGCGTATAAGGAGCTAAATCATGGCTATTTCACGCGCGCAGTTACTAAAGGAATTACTCCCCGGGCTCAATGCACTCTTTGGTCTTGAGTATAAAAAGTACGGCGAAGAGCACAAAGAGATTTTTGAAACGGAATCTTCAGAGCGTTCATTCGAAGAAGAGACAAAGCTTTCTGGCTTCTCGGCAGCTCCTGTCAAGAACGAAGGCGCGGCTCTTGCGTATGACAATGCTCAGGAAGCATGGACTGCACGTTACGTCCACGAGACTATCGCAATGGGCTTTTCGATCACTGAAGAAGCGATTGAAGACAACCTGTACGACTCACTGTCTTCGCGTTATACGAAGGCTCTGGCTCGCGGTATGGCTTACACAAAGCAAGTTAAGGCTGCAAACATCCTTAATAACGCTTTTGCGGCTGGCGTAACTTACGGCGACGGTCAAGTTCTGTGTTCAACAGCACACCCATTGGTGTCTGGTGGCACAAACAGTAACCGTCCTACAATTGCTTCTGACTTGAACGAGACTTCTTTGGAAGCCGCCGTTATTCAGATCGCAGCCTACACAGACGAGCGTGGTCTTTTGATCGCCGCCAAGCCTAAGAAGCTGATTATTCCTAGCGCACTCCAATTCGTTGCAACTCGCTTGCTCGAAACAGAACTGCGTGTGGGCACAGCCGATAACGACTTGAACGCAATCAAGAACAACGGCTCAATCCCCGGTGGTTACGCAGTTAACCACTACTTGACCGACACAAACGCTTGGTTCTTGTGCACAGACATTCCTAACGGTCTGAAACACTTCGTTCGCACTCCAATGCAAACCGCAATGGAATCTGACTTTGATACTGGCAATTCTAGGTACAAGGCGCGCGAACGTTATTCATTCGGAGTCAGCGACCCCTTAGCGCTGTATGGATCGCCCGGGGCTTCTTAACCTTATAAATCAAGCACTTAGGTGATTTAGACCCCGCTTAAAAGGCGGGGTTTTTTATTAATTGTTGACAGAATCACACACGCCCGTGTATATTGTAATCTCACTAGCTTTGTAACGGAGATACCATGAAAGGGCAATTCATCTATAAGATTATTAACACCGTCAACGGAAAGTTTTACGTAGGCAGCACCACAAACACGAGAGAAAGGTTTCGGGTGCATAGAAATCGTTTGCGCAATAACAAACATCATTCTCGGCACTTGCAGGCAGCGTGGAACAAGTACGGCGAATCTATGTTTGTGTTTCACGTCATTGAAGATATTTCTGACGATCAGTCTTTGCAGAGCGCGGAAGATGTTTGGCTGATCGCTCATGTCGGGAAGCCGTATTGCTACAACACAAGCTTATATTCGGACGCCCCAATGCGAGGGCGTTCTGGCGACAAACACCCAAACTTTGGCAAGCCTCTGTCAGAAAAGATGAAGCAAACCATCTCTGACGGTCTAAAAGCACATTACGCAGAATATGAACACCCGCGAGTAGGTAAAACGCACTCTGAGGAAGCAAAGGCCAAAATAAGCGCCAAAGTTCAAGCCTCACTTGCTAACGGGCGTGGAGGCAAATTCATTCCCTCCGCTGAAAAACGGCAAAAA